CGATCTCAATAGTTTTTTTAACTTCGTTTGGAAGTGATTTGTCGATATCTGCCATTTATGTTCTCCAATCTTTCTTGTTTACCTTGTTTTGTCTCCTTAATCAAGCCTCGAGGATCAGGGCCAGATAGGGGTGGTATTTCTTTCCATTTAACGTGTTTCATATTTTTTACAAGGGTCGGATTAGTCTTCTCTGTCATCGTGCCACCTCTCGTTAATTTTTGTTGCCATCCAAAAAGCTAAAGGGATGCAAATAATAAACGTAAGTTCTGCTGCCCTTTGCCAGCTTATGTTTAAATAATACCCTAAAAATTGTGTAATTAAAATAGGTATGCATCCTCCACAAAGAATTAATATTGCCATTCTGTAATAAAAAGGAGGTTTCACCAGTAGTAACTCTTTTTTCCTCGAGGTAAAGAAGGCTCCACCACATCTTCAGGGTGAGTTATTAATCCTCCTTGCCTATACCTCAATAAGGCTTGAGTCATAGAATCTACTAAGTCATCGTTTTCTCCAAACGGAAACGCAGCTACTTCCTCTATCATTTCTTCAGCATACTCTCGATCTAAAGGTGCATAGATCTTACCTGATTCAAATAAAGGTGCTACAGCATTTATTCTTGCATGTTTATCTTGTCCTTTGCTTGGAGTGAAATTAACCACGGGTATGTCCATGTTCCTTAATTCATGTGTCAGTGGCAAACCAGATGCTTTAGCTTCCACAATAACTGTTTCAGGTTTCCAATAGTCATATTGTTCTTTGGCCACGCGCCTTAGTTCTGGAAACTCAACTCGACCTTTCCACGAATCAAGGAGTATTAAACATTCTTGTGAATCTTCGTTTTCTCTGAAAACACCCCATGTTGTAATTGCAGAAAAGTCAGCAGTTTCTTTTTTTAAGAATGCAGTATCGTAAGATTGTATGCAATGGTAGACTCGTGGTAATTCATCCTTGTCCCAATCTTGCCACCACTCACGTTTAATAATTGCACCTTCCTCTGATGTTGGATTTTGTTGATACTGTGCATTAAATTTACTTACACCAGCAGAAGCTTTCGCTGTTTCTAAATCTTCTAATTTCCAATATTCAGGCCATACGGGTTTTCCGTTTGGTAAAATTGCAGGGAACTCTATGACTTCCCATTGATCTGCATTTTCATCAGCTTGTGCATTTACTAATCTTGCAGTCAAATCTTTAGTTGACCAACGTGTCATGACAACAACAATACGACCACCTGGTTGCAAACGTTGTCGTGGTCCAGAAGTATACCACTCGTAAGCAGTATCAAAAGCTGTAGTCTTGTTGCTTGCTCCATCTTGCTCTGAATGTGGATCATCGATAATTAACAGATCTGCACCTCTTCCAGTTACAGCACCTTTAACACCAACAGCAAAATATTCTCCTTGTTCAGATGTATTCCAACGTCCCGCAGCTTTGGAGTCTTCTTGTAATCTTGTTTTAAAAATATTTTGATATCCACCTGAGTCAATTAAATTTTTTGTCTTACGTCCAAAACTTATTGCAAGTTCTGCTGTATGTGTTGCTTGAATAATTTTTAAAGCAGGATTCTTACCTATCATCCATGCAGGCAAAAAGTAAGAAGCAAATTCTGATTTAGTATGTCTTGGTGGCATGTTAATGATTAAACGAGTTATCTCGCCACTAGCTAATTTATTAAACTTATCAGAGATTCTTTTATGATGTTCGCCCTCAATAAATTGAGGCCACATTTGTTTTACAAACGATAAAAAATCATCGTTAGCTTCTTTTCTATCAGCAGCTTCATCCGCATTAACTAGATCTTCTTTTAACTTTCTACGTTCAGTAGGATCTTTTATTTTATTAATATCTTCTAATGTTAGCATATGTTCAATATGGGTATTAACTATTTAACATCTAAAACTATCCAAATCAAACTATATAGGTAGGTCTTGGGACCCCTACTACGCAACACCCCTTTCGATTTTTTTGTAAAGCTATAACACCAATAATAATTCCTATTGGGACCTCTATATATATACTAACGGGTGGGCCCCGCCCACATGCTCTTCTCTCGGAAAAGGCGACCCGGAATGGTCGCCTAGTCCATTGACTTATGTCCTATAATATCCTAGCCGTCGTAAGCAACTTTCTGTCCTAGCAAGTCAATTGCTAAAACGTTTTTCTCGTGTCGTGTACACCAAAGTTGAAAACCTTTTTTAGTATAACCGAACTCGAACGACGCATAGTCTCGTGGCGAGATATTCTCGCCACGTTCCTCGAGACATTTTTTACAATGCATAAACATTTGTATTTTGTTTTTCATTAGCAAATCTCAAAGCCTCCACTATTTTCTGCGAACTCAATAAACTGTGTTACGTGGTTCACGGAAAACGGATAGTTTGCTCCCCAAGATTTTTTTCCATAAAGATTATCCCATTTCTTTTTATCTTCTTCGGAATAGTCTTTAGGAGCAACATTGTCCTTGCCCATTTTTTTCTCGACAGACTTTTCAAAAGCCTTTAACTTTTTTTCTATTCTTTTGTTAAAGTCTTCTTTTTTCTTTCTTTCTCTCTCATACTCTTCGGCGTGTTTTTTGGTATGCCCTATTCTTAAGAGATGAGTTAGTTGTTTAGCGATTGCCTTTGCTTCTTCTTCGCTAACTTTGTGTCCGTCGTTATAGCCCCATTTTTCTACATCATCTTCACAAACACAATTAGTATATGTAATGATATAGTTAGCTAACGGTCTCCACCACCATACGTTAGAACGAAAGTAATCTCCAACGACTTGACTTTGATATTCGTCAACTTTCTTGAAGTGTTCTTTCTGCTCTTCTTCGGTTGCTTTACTCCAATCCAACTTCGGCTTTACAGCTTTCTTTGGATTGTTCGGATTTAATCCGTATAAATCAAAACCCATATTTTCCTCCTTTGTTATATATTTGCTTTGATTTGTTTATCCTACTAAATCCTATAATAATTTCAAGAAAATAATTTGTCCATTTTGGGTTTTATATGGTGGAAGAGAATTAAATCCTGTTTAATTCTCTTCTCGCTTTTCGCTCTAGGACAAGATCACTCTAGTTGCTACACTAAAGGGTCGACACTCGCCTCCCCATATTCTAGGTAGTAGCTTGGTTCCGAAAACCTATTAACCCCTAAAATTCTTTAAATCGGTGGATCTCTTATCTGCTGTATGTCTGTCATCATAGTTAGAGATATACGTAGATTTTAGGTTTTCAAAAATTATTTATCTTTTATTGTTCATTTTGAGTTTTATTTTTTTTATTTTTTTAGGGTGGGTCCCGCCCACATGCTCTTCACTCCGACCCGGAATGGACGTGATATTTATGTAACACTCAGTGTTGCATTGCTGCAACACTGAGTTCTTTTTACAAGTTAAGCTGACTTTTTATCAGCTTGGACAAAGGACTTGAAAAAAACTTGTTGTACTTTGTATTGAGGATAACACCAATCGTGTTCATTTGGCGTTAATCTCAACAAAGAGTCCTTTGCATCCTTGTATTTATTCGCATCTGATAGATTATCAAAATTAGCTGAAACTTCCATTTCTACTCTATATGGGTTATTTCCTAATTTTCGCTCTTCTATTTTAAAGACTACGAATTGTACCTTTGCATTATCCATAATATTTCTCCTTTCTAAGCTTGACAATATAGGAAAATACATTAATGTCAATACTAGAAAGGAAAAAAATGATAATAGATAAAAATAATGAAGGGGCGTGGCAAATATCCGAAACAATAAATGGTTATTTAGAAACGCAAGTCTATTATTTTCATACTAAAAAGGACGCAATAAAACTTTTTAGAAAATATAAAAAGGAAAAATATGAAAAAAAGATACGATTGGAAAACAACCATTAATTTTGAAGTTTCTTCAGTTGGAGAAACAAAAAGATTAACGGACAAAGAAATCAAAGAGGAAGTGGTAGCTATTCTGAAAGACCATTTAGAAAGAACAAAAAAATCTAAATACTTCAAAATAGATAGAACTTGGAAATTTGGAAAGGAGGAAAATGAAACTAAACTTAGGCGATAAATTCATTGCTACTTGGGAACCCGAAAATATCAACGGCCAAGAAAATATGCAAGGTCAAAGGCTCACGGTAAAAGGACAATGGGACGAAAAAAGCAAACTTAAGAGAAACAAAAAAACGGGTAAGCTTTATATGACGTTTAAAGATAGAGACCGAGATGTTTATATAACAGCAAACTCAGAAATTGTTTCAGTGTCGGCTAACATATTTCAAAACGACAATGGAATTGACTGATTTAATTATTGCTTTAGTGGCTAGTGTAGTAATATTATATTACTACACTTGACCCCTAGTCCATTGGGGTTAACCTTTTTGGGCGTGGCTGTTTAACAGTAAGCTTCGTCAATGGACTTGGGGTCAAGCTAGGCGTCCTAGTTTGACCGGAATCCAGGCTGCTCCGAGCTGTATAAGCCGAGCCTGGAGCACAAGCTGGTTCGGGTCGTAGGTTAGTTAACAGCCGTAAATCGTGACCCCGAACCAGGTTAAGTGTAGTTTGGTTGTCATTCAACAGGTTAACCAGTGAGAATGGCGTAAAGCTTCTGGCGACTATTACCAAACTATTCTGGGCTCAAGGGTCAAGATACAATCGGCTGCCGTACCCGCTGGGGCTGGTGAGTGTAAAACACCAGATATAAATTTTGACCAGGTCACAAGCAGCTGTTGCTAATGCTTGTCATACAACAGCTGCTAAAAAAAAAAATAAGGGTGGGTCCCGCCCACAAGCACTTATCCCAGGAAAAAAATTTTTTACAGCTTGACAATGGTCCTCGAATATCCTATAACAAATCAACGAAAGGATGATATGAAAAAAATAAAATACGAAGGTAAAACAATTAAGCTGCCGTTCGCCGTTGGTTTGTCTGAGGACCCAACAGCTATGAGCAGCGTAGAAAATAGATTCACGGGGGAGCCCGCAGCTCTGCCGGAATTTGCCATAGCTGTGTATGATGTCATCATGGGCAGCGAACAACTGGCCACGAATCATGACCGCCAGGTAGGCGAAGGTGGTTCGCCGCATTGGGAAACCATGCGAAAGGGTTTGGATTGGTTCAGACAGTACTTTCCAAAACAATATATGACGCTGCTAGATTAGCAGCTACCCAGGATGGGTGTGACCTCCTCACACCCAAACTGAACTGGTTTGGGTGGGTCCCGCCCACAAGCGCTAGGCGCGAGGTCCGAGGCGCTCAAACCACAGGCCGCAAGCTGCAAGCCCGCAGGCGACAGGCTTAACTTGTCCATGGCCCTGGGCCACAAGTTCAAGGATATCCTTCCCCTCATAAAGTTTTATGGCTAAAGGACCGAGGGTCTTTAGCAGGATAAATGTGTTTACGGGGTGCCTTACATGGAAGCTAATTTGATGTGGGGAGAATCGAACTTTCTTATCATAACTTATCTTTAATTCAGTTGTAAAAAAAACGTGGTTTTCATTCTGACATAACAAGTCTGGAGTGCCATGAGAGGCAGTATTTTCAATACGAGTAAACGAAATTTTCCATCCCGCATTTTTAATTTGATGCCAAAACTTTGTCTCGTTTTTATGCATTTAACCGTGATAAGTACTGTATGATTGACTTATCATTTTAGTTTCAAAATCTTACCCATTCTCCACCCTTTTTCTTCTACCAAAGTTAGTAAAATTCTGTGGGTTTCTCTGACACCAACCAGCTTATTCTCAGCTAATCTTATCTCAGAAACATCATAAAACTTACCTGTCTTATCAACAATCTGCACCCTAGCATTTTGAGCGACTGAAGAATTTTTAAGCATTTTGTCTAATATCTGTCTTAATAGCTTTCCACTTAACATAGGTTGCAATATACCTAATAAGAATTATAATGCAAGTATGGCAGGACCACTTAAAAGATTGACTGAGCAGCAGATGAAATTTGCACAGCTATTGGTGTACAACGAAGGTAGAATGACAGCTACTGACTGTGCTAAAAAAGCTGGATATGCAGAGGACTCAGCTTATATGCATGCTAGCAGACTTCAGAATCCAGAGAAGTTTCCTTTAGTTGTTCAATACATAGGAGAATTAAGGTCTGAGTTACAGAAGAAATACGAAATAACTTTTGATTCGCATATGAAAGAGTTAGGACAATTAAGAGATGAATCTAGACAAAACAAAGCTTGGACTGCAGCCACGAATGCTGAAGTTGCACGTGGAAAAGCTGGAGGATTATACGTAGACAGAAGTATGCATTTACACAAAAATGTCTCCGACTTAAACGAAGAAGAATTAGACAAGAAAGTAATTAAATCACTTAAAAGGTTTGGCAAAATTTTTAGTGGTAAGATTATCGAAGCTGAAGAATCAGATTAATATTTTTTCTAATTTAACAATGCATCCGATTGGGAAGATGTTTCTGTCTGAGAAGACTTCTTCTTTCTCATCATAGCTCGAAAAGGTGTACAGATATTTATTTGTTCGCTTATACACATAGGCATGACTAACCATATAAGCAGGTTCAAATTTGTCGAACTCTTCTTTGGTGGCGTGACCGGCGTCTCCGCAGATATCGACCCAACGAATAGTATAAAAATAATAACGCTTTTTATTAATAGTTGCATATTTATATTTTGATTTCTTATTTCTTCTCATCACCTCATATACCATCCATAGACTTTTTTCACTAGACGACTTTTTTCAATACTCCTTTTCCCCTACGCGCGGCGGGGTTTGTAGCAGCTGTAACACCATTGTAGCACCACTTTGTTACAAAAAACAGTGCTATTTATGTTGATATACAATACTTTTTTAAAATTGTAGCATTGTAGCAGATATTTTGGGTAGACATAAAAATTTTTTCTTATTTACCTTTGAAAAGATCTATAGTCCTTTTATCTTGTATGCCTTTTTCTTGCCTTTTTGCGTAAAAAGTTGCCACTTTTGCTAGCCATTGCTTTGCATAGTCTTGAAACTCAGCACCCTCAACAATAAACCTTTGGAAATATAGGTCAGGAGTACACATCAATATCACTCCTTTGCTAATGTTTGTGCCATAAATTTGATTATGTGCCATAGCATAGGCAGCCGACTGCATAAAGTAATCATCAATCCATTCTCTTTTCTTTGGCTTGTTAGATTGTTTGAAGTCAACGATTGACTGTTCACCCTCGTAAATACCTACAACGTCGGTTTGTCCTGCATATAATCCTGGATAGAATACAACGACCTCAGAGCCCCATATTTCTGTCAGTTTGTCAAATACACCATCTTCCATCACTTTTGTCGCCATACCCCCTGCAACGACGCCTACGGGGCTTAGATCTAGTCTATTTTGACCTTTTAGGTACCCCTCTAGGTAATTATGCATAACCGTACCACGCTGTCCACTTTGGTCCGTGATCCTCGTGGCTTCATCCTGTCCTA